GCTTTCGAACCATCCACAGTCTGGCGTTTCATCTGACCGGACTGAAGTCTGAGCAGTTGATGACTGCGCAGCATTATCGCGAGGTCGAGCGCAAGATTGGGATCGCACTGGTAAGCGGTGACGTCCAAATGTACGAAGTCGAAGAAGATCTGAGCAACAGCCTGCGCAAAGAGTCACCGATCTTACGGTTGGTCACTCTGTCCCGGCTCAAGAAGTCAGAGCTACAAACCGAATACAACGCAAGCGATCTTGAGTACACGTGGCTAGAAGTGGACTACGCAGCACGGGCCTTGGCTCAATACAAGAAAGAGTTTGGCGTCTACGATTATACCGACATGCTTGAGCTCTTCGCACGCTCTGCCCATGAGGTGTGCCCGTCATTCAAGCTATCCATGCTGGACGAGGCGCAGGATCTAAGCCCGCTGCAGTGGGACATTGCCCACGCGATCGATGAAAAGTCAGAGCGGATGTACTGTGCAGGCGATGACGATCAGGCGATCTACAAGTGGAGTGGTGCCGACGTCGATCATTTCATTAACTTGCCCGGAGGCAGCGAGGTGCTAGAGCAAAGCTTCCGCATCCCGCGTCTTGTACACGAAGTGGCTGACCGAATCTCTCGACGCATCAAGCACCGGTTTCCAAAGTCGTACCTGCCCAAGACAGAAGAAGGCCGCATACAAAACATCTCGACCTTTGCAGAACTGGACATGGCTCACGGCTCTTGGCTGTTCTTGTCGCAGGCCCAGTACTTCCTGCACCCAGTGCGCGACCATCTCAAAAGCCAAGGCTATTTCTTTGAGATACAGGGGCGGCAAAGTTTACGACTCAAGGTGCGAGAAGCTCTTGAGGCATGGCGCACGTTGCAGCGTGGCAACCCGATCACGTACGATCTGGCCAAGGTGCTGTACAGTTACATGACAGGCAATGGCGTGCGTGTTGCACGTGGCCACAAAAAGATTCTTGGGGAAGAAGACGATACGTTCACGTTCGAAGAGTTGCGAGACAACAACGGGTTGCTGGCAACGCTTGATATGGCGTGGAACGAGGCTCTGGATAAAGTACCGGGTGTTGACGTCGCGTATGTCAATGCACTCGTGCGACGAGGCGAAGACCTCACAGCGCCTCCCCGTATCAAACTATCAACAATTCACGGCGCAAAGGGCGGTGAAGCAGATAACGTGGTGTTGTTTACGGATTTGACGGTCGCTGCAGAGCGATCGATGGACGATGATCCAGACAGCATGCACCGTGTCTTCTACGTTGCGGTCACACGCACAAAGAAGAACCTGTTCACTGTCTTGCCAGAAAACTTTTATCGGAGCTATACGTTATGAGCGATCACTTTGAGGTCAGTGTCGGTGACCGGAAGGAGAAGGTCTACTTCAAAGACATTCCAGACGGATCAGCAGGCATGTTACCGGACATGGTGAACCAGCCGCCTCATTACGCAGACTCCGAGATCGAATGCATAGACGCGATGGTGGCTGCCTTCGGGCGCGAAGCCGTCGCCACTTACTGTCGAATTGCCGCGTTTAAATATATATGGCGTGCAGGCAAGAAGTTTGATGCAGAAGAAGATTTAAAAAAAGCAGTCTGGTATCTGCGCTTCACTTATGAAGATCCCCGGAGTGACTGATGCAAAAAGAAACACGCCTGCAGTTTCCGTTGTTTACACCAAACGCGGAATGGACTGCACCGTTTGAACTAAAAGATATAACCGACGCGAAAGAGATCGCGATCGACCTAGAGACACGTGACCCACACCTCAAAGAGTACGGTCCCGGCTGGCCTCGCAAGGACGGTGACGTCGTGGGCATCGCAGTCGCAACCGAAGGCTGGGAAGCCTACTACCCGATCGCACACCTCGGCGGCGGCAACCTCGACAAGAACGTCGTGCTGCGCTGGCTGAAGAAGCAGTTATCCACAGGTTGTCCCAAGATCATGCACAACGCACCGTACGACTTGGGCTGGCTCAAAGCTTTAGACATCCCGGTCAACGGGCCAATCATCGACACGATGATCATGGCGGCTCTGCTGGACGAGAACCGCTACAGCTATAGTCTGAACGCCCTGTCCTACGACTATCTGGGCGAAGCCAAGTCAGAGAAGCTTCTGACTCAAGCCGCAGTCGACTTTGGTGTCGATCCAAAAGCGGAGCTTTGGAAGCTGCCCAGCCAGTTTGTCGGCCCCTATGCGGAGATGGACGCCCGGTTAGCGTTCGATCTGTATAAGTTTTTTAAGCTAGAGATTGCCAAGCAAGACCTCAACACGGTCTGGGATCTTGAAACACGGCTCACACCTTGCCTAATCGACATGACCTTTCGGGGTATCCGAGTGGACATGGATCGCTGCGAGCGTACAAAGCAGGCGCTTATCAAGCGCGAGAAGGCCGTGCTGAAGAAGATCGAAGCGCAGGCCGGTGGCAATGTTGAGATCTGGGCGGCAGCGTCACTGTCGAAAGCGTTCGACAAACTCAACATCAAATATCCACGCACCGCGACGGGGCAGCCGTCGTTTACTAAGTCGTTCTTAAGCGAGAACCCACACGAATTCGCAAAGATGGTTGTAGAGGCACGCAACCTCAACAAGGTCCAAGGCACGTTTGTGTCGTCGATCATGCGTTACGTGTCCAAAGAAGGACGTATACATGGCCATATCAACCAGTTGCGTAGTGACGATGGGGGCACGGTCAGCGGGCGCCTGTCTATGTCCAATCCTAATCTGCAACAGATCCCGGCTCGCGATCCCGAACTGGGACCTATGATTCGCAGTTTGTTTCTACCAGAAGAAGACGAGCAGTGGGCTGCCATCGACTTCAGTCAGCAAGAACCACGGATCTTGGTTCACTACGCACAGATCTTCGGCAAGTGGAAAAGCAGGCCGCTGGGCGGTGCTCAAGAGTTTGTAGACGCCTACAATGACGATCCGAACACAGACTTCCACACAATGGTCGCTGAGATGGCTCAAATACCTCGTAAGCAGGCCAAAGTCGTTAATCTGGGCATGATGTACGGGATGGGAGTCAACAAGCTTGCAGACCAGCTAGACGTCGATGTGGACACTGCCAAAGAAATCACAAAGCAGTACCACAGTCGCGTGCCTTTCGTTAAAGAACTCATGTCTGGCGTGTCACGGGCCGTGGATCAGAAAGACGACGGCTCGATCCGAAGTTTAAAAGGCCGCAAGTGCCGCTTCGATATGTTTGAGCCGCTAGGCTATGAACTAAAGAAAGCATTACCTAAGAAAGAAGCACGGGCGCAGTATGGTGACACAACGCCCCTGCGGCGTGCCTATACCTACAAAGCTTTAAATCGCCTGATACAGGCGTCTGCGGCTGACATGACCAAGCAAGCGATGGTCGATCTATATGAAGCTGGTGAGCGTCCGCTACTGCAGGTTCACGATGAACTGGGCTGCAGTGTGCGTGACATTGAGCATGCAAAGAAGATCCGTGAGGTGATGGAGCGTGCGGTAGGGCTAGAAGTGCCTAACAAGTGCGACATTGACCTTGGGCCAAGCTGGGGTGAAGCGGTAGAGGTATAACCCGTCTTCGGCTGCACGGACGGGGCGTGCCAACAGAAATGCAATTATCTTAATGCATCCTAAGCCTTTTCTACCTTCGGCCACGCGGGTAGAACGCGTCCAATCAGAGCTTGATGGTACCAAGCCGGGGGCCTAAACCGTAACGCAGCGGCAGATCAGGTGCGGCCCAAACTGCCTACAAAACTTTATAACTTTGAAACCGTTCAATGACTCTGGACAGTGTACAGCGTCCGGTCCTAGCTGATCCCAATACGTTTTAGTCGTTGGGGCTACGCAGCCCGTTAAAAAAAGTAAAACCCCGCCTAGCAGCCACACGGACGGGGGACGTGTTGGAAGGCCGTGATGTTGCCTTGGCTTGAAGTGGAGACGGGTGTTAGAGCCCGTCAATCAAGTACACCAAGATCCCGAGCTTCTTGCAAGCGGTCTTCTTGCCATTCTTTAAATATTTTACGTAGCTGACCACTGATTGAGCGGTCTTCTTCAAACGCGATTTTTTTAATGTCCCGGTAGACCTCAACAGGCACCAGAACCGATTTCCATTTAGATGTATCCATGCGTTATTGTCTTACTATATAAGATGATATGTCAAGATATATCGGGCTTACGGGCTTCATGTAGCGTTTGAGGCCACCCGGCGCTTGGGTCACGGATTTCTAGCGAGTAAAAGTCTTGTCCGAGGTGCTTACGCGCCTCTGTCGTTGCAATTTTTACCGCTTCTTCTGTGCTTTCTGCGTCGCACGCAAAGAACTTGCGTGTGGTAATCAAGATCTCTAGATCGTGATGCTTCATAAACCTTCACCGTTCAGATACTTGTTATGGCTTTGCAATGCGACAGAGTCCATAGGCATCGATCGCATCGTCATACCAATGATTTTGTTTTGTTCAAACTTACTTTCGACTGCGTCGTTAATTTGTTTCAACGTCAAGCCTTGGTAAACCTCTGTCTTGTACATGTTGGAAGGTTCTTGAAACGTCAAGATCATCTCCCAATTTCGTTGTGCGTTCATATGATTTCTACTCCAATCATCAAAAACAAAAAGATCGCCATGCAGTCGTAACCACAACGATCCCAAGCTTTAGTCACACGACTCACAATGTAGTCTTTTGCCGTCTTCATCTTCGACCTCAAAAAGTGGCTCGCCACAATCGTCACATAAAACTTCGTCGTCGTCATATGGGTTATGAAAGCTTGAATCTGGACGTTCAATCATTTTTTTGTTGGCTTTTCCAGTTTCGGCGCTGAACATTCTGAGTAATGAACTGTCGATGTTTTGTTGTACCGAACCAGTTTCCGGCCTTGATCAGTCGGATAATCACCGTTTCGTAGGTGCATCTGCCGCCCGGCCCGACTATCCGTAAACCGAGGTTTCTAATTTCCCGTACCGTTTTACCATCCAAGAAAGCCGACCACTCTTGATCGTACACAAGATAGCCGTTTGATTTTTTGGGCGGCGGTTTCTTTTGAAGATCGACCTGACCATTGTTGATGAACCGCAGCACTACCGAATAACACAGGTTTTCCCAATCGTCGATTGTGTAAGACGCAAACCGACTCAAATCAAAAAACGTCTGATCCAAATCTTCGACCGGGTTTTCTTCTACATACTCAGCAATTTGTTCCTCTACGGACGGTTCTGGCTCCGGGGCCTTCTCAGGCTGTATCGGGACGACCGTCCGCTTGGACTTTTTTGGCTGTGGCCCCTCTTCATAGACCATGACATCCATCGCTTCGCGCCCGTCTAAAAAGACTAGGCGCTTTACTTTCACGTCAGCCACTTCCGCACCTTCATGGTACGTCCAGCGGTGCGCTTGCTTCAGTTCCTTTAACTCAGCGTTAAAGACTTGGTCATTGCCGAGGTTGCCCATCCATATAGCCTGTATGACATGTCCCCGGATCTGCCTCTCTTCTAGCTCAATAATCTCCCAGTACCGTTCGACGTTCTCAGGCTCCGGGCGCTTGTCGGTGAACTCAAAGATCATGCCTTCGCGTAGATGGTGATATTTCATTATTTTTACTACCTTTTGAGATACGGTACGTGCATTTCTTGATCGATTATGTCTTTGATGTCTTGCAAGAAAGGTTCACGCAATTTGGTGTCAGGGCCAATTTTAATTTGCGCACGAGTTTTTGTTTCGGCGGCTCCTGCTAAATGCTCTTTTGCTCGTGGTTTTAATTCCGGCTGGAGCATGCCTTCCTGCAAATCGTAAATCTGCACACTTTCCGCCCCGGCATTTACCAAAGCTTTTTTGCACACTTCTTCCAAAACCCTGCAAGCCAACTCTTTTCGCATTTTTCTACTTTCCGAGTTGACGGTATCTTTGATCAGGCGTCGTAACGTCTCTTCTGTGCGTTTCATCCGACTTCTCCACGCAGCGCAAACTGGACCTGCACTTCTACCTCTTCATCAGGAAACTGGCCAACACTGTTGTAGAACTCTTGGATCTGCCCCGCCAACCAAATCGCGTGGTTCATTTTTTCAAGGTATTCTTTCTTCTGCCGACGACTGAACTGATCACGGTCTTCGATCGTGAAGTCCTGCTCGCATAGCACCTGCATCTCCGTTTCCATCTCCGGGTGATGCCAGTGCTGGCCATACTCGTTTTCTTTCACCAGTTCCCAATAGGGCGAGACTTTGTACGTGTACCGCCCCATCTCGTCCCGCTCTTCACACCGATAAGCTTCGGGCAGCTTAGTGTTCCAGCGCATACCGCCGGTCAGGTCCGGAATAGGAATCGTGCAGACCCTGTGCTTAGGCATCCGATCGAAGTCACTATCGTACCCCGTCGTTTGAACCGTTATGTACGCGTCCGACGATGACATCCAGTGCGCGTTGTCGGCATGCACAGTCTGATACTTGTCCGCGTAGTCTTCGTCTTGAATATGCGCGTTCTCTAACTTCTCGCGCATCTGAACGAACCGTAACCGTAGTTCTTCACGATCGCGGTCTTTCTCAACTAGCTTTGCTTCAAGCTTTTCGACCTGCTTAACCAGTTCACCCTTCGTTGGTGCTTTCATCACTTTCTCCTAACAAAAAATTACACAAGGCCTGACCTTTGGCCAAACCCACTTCTGTTTCAGACAACCCAAGGGTCGCCTGTTTCTCTGCACCGCATATTCGGCGCAAAAACCTTAGTCGATTCTTGTCTTCGGACGTTCGATTCGGCTTGCTCTGTAACTGCAATAGCTCGGTATGCACGTCGATAGAATCTTCAAACTTCATTACGTTTCCTCCCCGGCACGTACGACAGGCGCACGTCGACCTTCACAATGTCTTTGCGGTAAACAAAGTTTTCCTGCATCGCCTTTTGAATCAACGGCACAACGCTCTGCGCGTCGAAAACATCATCACCGTCGTCGGATAACACTTCGATCCACATCATCCGTGGCACTACACGACGGCGCTTCATTTACTCAATCCCTCCGATGCCTCGTAACTCCTTTCAATTTTTTTAGTCGAAAGGCGCCACCCAATTTCAGTGTCGAAGTCGAAGGAGTCGTATTCAACTTCTACCGGAGGGCTTCGATCTTGGTGCGTTGCAGTGAACGTCAAATGACCGTCTTGATCGACATCTAAAAACGCTGTCCACCCGCTTCCGTCTATGTTTTGAACCTTCATTTATTTAGCTCCTTGACCGCGACCTCAACTTCACGCAGCTTGCGCTTCAAGGCACGGACTTCTTTTAAAAGTTCGTCGAGCACGGCCCGCGAGTCTTGGACCAAATCCATAAACTCACGGGCCTCGGCCTCGTCTAACTCAACGCGGACCTCGATGCGCTTCACTTCGCCCGCTCCTCTATTGCGTCGATCTTCGCTTGGATTTCTTCGCGTTCGCTTTCTTGCTTTGCGATCTCAAGATCCGTGATTGCGTGCGCCTGCTCAACGCCGATCACCTCGGCCAGTTGCTCTAGGGCACCTTGCAAATACTCCCGTTGCTTCGGGTCTTTAGTGCGCGCCAGATCGCGCAGCGTCGCGCGGTACACAAGGCAGTCGCGCATGTAAGGCTTAAGTTCCACTTTCATCACTCTCTCCGTTCAAGATTCGATTGCCTTTTTCGGCAAGTTTAGAAATGCGCTCAAGATTCTTCTGTAAGTCTTCAAAGGCCGGGTGTTCTTCCCTAAGACACTGTTTGCCAAAGTAGCTCACTACCTCTACGCGACTGTTGATTTCAGAAAAACAGTCTTCCAAAAAAACCATTTGGCTTTGCAATTTATATTTCATCACGTTCTCCACTAAGGGGTAAGCGAGATTACGGGATGTTGCATACGGATGCAAGCCCCTTACTGCCAATGCCACGCATGGCGATTGAAAAACGCCACAATGCCTTCTTTGGTCGCCGGGAACTCACACGTATGTTTTTCCACTTCGTATCCGCGACCAAGATCTTCCTCGCGTTTAACGTACTGTGCGCGTTCCTTCGCGGTCGGGAAAACCATCACGTAGCTTTCGCCCCCTTCATTGTGCTTAAACCTTGCTAAGTACAGCTTCATCCACTTCTCCTTTGATTATTGCTAACGCCCGGTCGGCTTCTTCTTTGAGGCCTTCGCTGCCGTGCTTACAAAACATCACTTGCAGCTTACTGTTGGCCGGTTCGCCTTTGCGCCAGACTTCTACGTACATCGCTTTCAAAGCAATGTGTTCAAGCAGTTCTCGCAGTTCCGCGAGTTGTTCGTCTGTTGGTGTCATTCACTTCTCCTTTAAAAAATGAGGGGGCACACGGCCCCCGGTTGGTTAGAGTTCGAACACCGTGTCGGGATGCTCGTCGAGCGCGTGCTCTAGTTCCCGCTCCAAATCGAAAGGCAGGTTAAAGGTTTTCAATAGGGCCAGGATTTCCTGATCCGTCAGTGCAACATTCTTTACACTGCGGTCGACCGGCTTGCCATCGGCTGCGGTCTTTACGGTTACTTCTTTCAAAATCATTCACTTCTCCTTTAGAAAATGAGGGGGCCGTAGCCCCCGGTGTATTGTGGGTATCTACCCGGTGTAGACTTCATACCACTCGCCATCCTCCCCCTTGTGCGTTCTCACATGGGGTTTAAATGGTGAGCCGTACGAATGACCTATCCGGCCTTTAAGGGTGTCTCGCATCGCGTGACACTCTGCAGCCAATAGATCCGTGTAGCCGTATCGACAAAGGTTCATACCAATAAAACTGCCGCCATCAAAGAAGTCGGTCTTTCGTTTGGCCTCAAGGCCGTCTGGAAAGTTTTTTTCTATGAGGGCGTTAATGTCCTCAAGACTTTCGATGACGACTTTGCCGTCCACGGTTTTGTCTTCACACATGGTGAATCTCCTTTTTCATTGTTAATGAGCAAAACAGGCCGCCAAGCTGTTTGGATTTTTAGGCGTCCCTATATTTTAACATGGGAGACGTCGCATATGGTGGAGAGATAATGGACTGTCGGTGGAGAAATATGGGAGATCTTATATGGAGTGCTACTAAAGGTAACAAGTGTTACTTCACGTAGCACGGGTCACGGCCCGGGGGACAAAAAACGGCTTTATATATAGAGTTTTTGGAGCAAATTACTTTTTGAAAAAAAAATAAATTTTCAAAATGGCGGTACAGGCGGTACGCCGGTACGCTTGCCCTGCAGGCCTTGTCGGAGAAGGCTTTCAGCCGTACCACTGCCCGTACCACTGTTTTACGATGGTGGGACGCTTTTGAAAAAAAAGGGATGTGTGTTAAGGGCGTCTGAAAAAAAAGTTTTTGAAAAAAAATAAAAATCTCTGGAAAAGACTATAACAGGAAGGCGATTAATAAATATGGGATATCCTATTGACACCGGACGATCGCATGGTGTTAGCGTTTGGGTATGACTTGGTTATTAATGAAAATTATAAGTTGGTTCGATCGGCCGCCCGAAGTTAACGATCGGCTGCGCGATCGAATGCGCGACTATGAGCGCGCGAAAGCCGGGCTTGACCCTAACGCCGTTATATCAGATGATTCGCATACACCTATAAAACAGAGTGCGAATTATGAAAACGATAAAGAAACTTTTAGATACGGACACAACGAACGGCAACACGAAAGTAGCGAAAACCGCCGCGTTTGAAACTAGCTTAGGCCCCGTGCGTTTGGCGTCGTTAAGCCTACTTCCCGACGAGACGTTATGTCCCGGCAGCAAAGCCGCCGGCTGCATGAAACCGTGCTTAAAAGAAGCCGGCATGGCGGCCGTGTTTGAATCTATCAATAAGGCCCGGCAAGCTAAGAGCGATTTTTGGCATGCTGACCAATCCGGCTTTTTAAACCAATTGCGCCGGGAGCTAACCAATTTTTTAAAACTGTGCCGTAAACAAGGCGTGCAAGGCGTCGTTAGGCTAAATGTATTGTCGGACATACAGTGGGAACGGCACGGCATACCGCAGGCATTCCCGGAATTGTTTTTCCTAGATTACACAAAGCTTGCGAAACGCCTCGGCAAAACGCCGGCGAACTATCATTTGATATTCAGTTATAGCGACCGGCCGCAGTATGCGAAACAAGTAAAACTTGCGGAGAAAACCGACGCGCCTTTTGCTGTAGTTTTTAAAAATGGAATGCCGGCCGAGTACCGGGGGCGGCCGGTTATTGATGGCGATCGATCGGACATCTTGAACGCCCTAGCCGGGCCCGTAGTAATCGGTTTAAAAGCGAAAGGACCCGCCAAAAAAGACGCGACCGGCTTTGTGGTCGATAGCAATTTGATTGTCAAGGTGGCAGCGTAATGCGTATGCAATTGGCCCAAGAGATAGTAGTGCGTCGGGAACCGCCTGCAAAACGTATGCGACAAAAACTTTGCGACAAAAGCTATTTAACTAGTGAGTCGAAAACTTTGTTGCTAGATCTGCAACTAGAGATAAACAAAGCCGACCGGCTGCTGAAAACAAAGTTTTTAAAAACCGGTTGCAGTTAATGACCAATATGCGATTATTCGCATGCGGTATTAATTAAGGCCAAGCCGCATGGCCACCAATAAGGTAAACAGTGATATGAGCATTGAAAACGAAAAAGGCACATTGCAAAGCATTTTGGAAAAAATCAAAGCCGAGGCCGCGCGCAAAGTGGACTATGTAGCGCCGACCGACGCGCTGCAGGTTCAAACCGTGGACGGCAACACCAACATAGTGCTAGAAGCGAACCGGGGAATGCCTACTATGGAATTCCAAACTAACGAAGTCGCCTTTCAGCAATTGGCCAGCAATTGCGATATCGACGTCAGAACGGCGCGCCGCCTGCGCGATAATGAAAATTATGCACCGGAATTTGATAACCTGATTAATAAAATTTTGGTCAACGAACCGAAGTCTAAAATGCTGCGCACGTTTGATGGGGAACAGCCGTTAGTCCGCGCGATTGTTAGCGACAAGTTTAAAACTTTTGATAACCTCGATTTAGTCGAGGCCGCGCTGCCGCAATTAATGGAAAGCGAGGCCAACTGGCAGATCGTCAACGGGACCGTTACCGACCAAAACCTATATATGCGCCTAAAATCGTTAACCCAAGTAGCCGAGCCCGTAGTCGGCGATCGAATGGCAAACGGGATAATGCTGCGTAACAGCGAGGTCGGTATGGGTAGCGTTGAGGTCATGCAATTGTATTGGACGCTAGATTGTCTTAACGGCATGCAAAGTCAGAGAAAAAGCCGCCACACGCACGTTACTAGTGCGCGCGGAACTGAGGATTGGTCGCTACTCACAAGCGAGGCGAAAGACGCGGACAATCACGCGCTGCAATTAAAGCTGCGCGACGTGGTCGCCGGTTACACCAGCCGCGAAAGCTTTGATGATGCCGTGGAAATGTTCCGGCTTGCGCATGGCGATATTGTAGAAAATGGTTTGGCGAATCCTACGGCCGTCGTCGATAGCGTGGTCAAAGTTTTAAGCCTGCCGAAAAAGTCTAGCGGGGACATTCTTGCCGGGCTAATGCAAACGATTCAGCAGCCCGGCTACACCAACAAGCCGATAAGCCGCGCGACGATCGTTAACGCGGTAACCGCAGTAGCGCATACGGTTCACCCGGATAACGTCGACGAATGGTACGGCAATGGCCGCGCCGTTTTGGACCTGCCGGCTAACCAATGGGAAACGATCGCGCGCGCTGCGTAGATCGATCCAATAACCAACACAAGGCCCCATCCCGGGGCCTTTTTTTTGCCTGCGATAACTCTTATACTTTTGGCAACGCTACAATCCGTAGCGCACAACTGATAGGTGAAACATGGAAAACGAAACGGACATAATGAAACAGCGCATGGATATTGATGATCAGCGCCAAGATCTAAGAAGTCAGCGCGAGGAACTGCGAAAGCAGGCTGAAGTAGTGGAAATGCAACAAAACGAGTTTGAGAAGGATCAAAAAGAATTGCAAAACTTGCGGGACCGTTTGGCGGCGACAGAATCTGAGCGCGACAAACACAAAAAAACCATAACCGACCTGCAGGAGGTTTTCTGGTCCTTTTTTGGCGACAGAATCCACGACGAAATATCCTGCGCGGGTGTTGTAGAAAACTTGGTTAGTGAAGCGATCGCCGATTACGACATAACCGACAATTGTTATTTTGAACAGGCCGTGAACGAAGTTATTAACAATTATGATTTCGACGAGATCTTCGACGAGAATTTGAGCGATAAGGTCGCGCAGGTGATCGGCGACGGCGAATTCATTTTCAGACGATAAGGGGCGCGCAATGGATCTGAACGAAACAAAAATAACCCCGGAACAATCCGACTCATTGGTCCGCGTGTTTGAACGCCACGTGCGCGATACCGACCACCCAGATTTTTCCAATATGGGGTTTGTGGGTTGGGTACAGCGCGACGTGATAAAGCTGCATTATGACGATTGCCTACTGGCAGCCGTACCGGAAATGCTCATAGGGATTGAGCGCGACGGATATAGCCATACCTAAACGATCGACGTGATCAGAAGATAAGCCCGCCACGTGCGGGCTTTTTTTATGCGCAGAATTCGTTAGAATCCATGCAACGCCATAAACCATTGGCGCATTAATAGGAAAACGAAAACATGATTTTTAATAACCGAATGACTTTAGCCGACGGTTCAAGAATTTTTTCTAACCAGTATCGAGTGAACGGCGACCGATACGTAGAATTTCGCGGTTCGAAAACCGGCACCCATAGAGTCTATTTTCAAGATGGTCCAACAGATAGCGAAAGTATTTTGCGCGTGATCGCGCATTGGAACGGGTATGCAGAGGCCGCCAGCAGAGCGATAGAGGTGCAAAAATGAAAATGCAATTGCTCAAATTAGTACCGGCCGGCGAATTCGTAAAAAGAAAACCGGACGCTAAAAAAACCTACATTCGCGGCGATTACGATCGGCGCTATAAAAAATACCGATTAGATGATTGGGACGATATTAGCCGCGACATTATGTTGCCCGGCAATACGCCCGTGTATGTCGGCTTTGACTTCTAACCGATCGGTCGATCGATCTGGCCCGCTACGTGCGGGCCTTTTTTTTGCCTGCCGTTTTACCGGTTAAACAGGCCCCGGCCGCCTCCCCCGGGCGGCCTGATTCGTACCGAGATCCGTGGTGCGTGATCCATCGGCCCGGCGCATGGTCCCCGGTCCGCGATTCGCCGGCCGTGATCCAAGGCCCGCGCCCCGTGGACGTTTGTTTTTTTAAAACGTGGAAGTCATTTTGGCCCGCTTTTTAACTTCCAAGGTCCGAGAATATTGGTCCCCGCTCCGCGCGGCATGGCCCCCGGGCCCGGGTCCCCGGCTAGGGTCCCCCGGACAATAGAGGCTAACAACAATGCACAGGGATCGACGCCCCGGCGATTCCAACGCGGCCGTTGGGTAAAAAAAACAAAGCGTGTAAAGGTGCAGGTTTCACGCAAACAATTCACAATAAAAACCAACGAAGTCCCAAGGGCCTTTAACTGTGATAAAAAAGTGCTATATTTGCGTCCCAAGTCCACTCTGATATGGGATTTGATGCATGGCTAAAGAGGCAGGAAAAGTTGAAACGCGAGGCCGCCCGCGCGTATCGGAAAATAGTCGGCTAACCGGGAAGCAAGTGAAGTTTGTCGAGTTGGTTGCAACGCGAGAGGGGCAGGATACGCTCCGTAATCTGGCCGCAGAGGCGGGATTCAGTGTCAAAGGCGCGCACACCCGTGCGTATGAGATGTTAAATCCGAACAAATCACCGCATATTGCGAAGGCGCTGCGTGAGCGGCGCCGTGAGTTAGCGGAGAAGTACGAGGTTAACTACTCGCGACACATAAGAGATCTTCAACGGATACGTGACGAGGCTTTGGAAGCCGGTGCGTACAGTGCTGCGGTACAGGCTGAGAAAGCACGGGGCTTGGCCCAAGGTGACATCTACGTCAACAAGAGTGAAGTTCGTCATGGGTCGATTGACCAGATGTCGAAAGAAGAGGTTGTGAAGGCGTTGAACGAGTTGAAGGCTCAGTTGGGTGAAAAGGTAATCAATGTCGAAGCGGACGGAGTCGAACTTCTGGAAGACGTTAAAGTCCAACATTGAGAAGCTGGACTCGGACGTGGTGCTGACTCGCATTGAGAACAGTCAGACGCCGGGTATACCGGATTTATTGTTGATGGACCGTAACAAGCGGCTGCATATGATCGAGTTGAAGGTTGCGAAAGGCAATCAGATCAAGTTGTCGCCGTTTCAAGTGAGTTTTGCAGTTCGGCATCAGGGCAGTAATTGCTGGGTATTGGTCCAGCGTTGGCGGCCCTCGGACACACAAGCGGAGTGTTTATTGTATTCAGCAGATCAAGTGATGGATGTATCGGTGAACGGCATGCACGCCTCGCCGCCGAGTTTGACGTTTCCGTGCTCGGCGGGCTATGAGCCGCTTGTTGAGTATTTAAGTCAGGGACCCCTATGAGTCTTTCTTTGGATTCGACCACGGATGTTCAGAAATTACGTTTGGAGTTGCGTCTGAAGCAACTTGAGCGTGTGGAATCCTGCCAAAATAATTTTTTACCATTTGTAAATTCTATGTGGCCGCAGTTCATTGCGGGTCGGCATCACTATTTGATTGCTGAGAAGTTGGAAGAGATTGCGAATGGGACGTTGAAGCGGTTGATCATTAACATGCCACCTCGTCATACGAAGAGTGAGTTTGCGTCGTTTTTGTTTCCGGCGTGGA